GATGAATTTGATTGTTGCACCATTGAAAATGTCATAATCCTTTCGAAACGTGATATCTGGATGATGATTGATTTTCGTGAACGTATCTTCCCGAGAGAATGCAGCTATGTCTAGCCCAAGGTAACGACCTGCATATAGTCCGTCCCCTCTCCCTGCAGTAAGGTCACATATCCTCATATCTGTGTTAATCAGTCCCTTAGATACCATTGCTCTCATGAAGGAATACTGTGCACCCAACGAGTCAGACCCTGTATGACTAGTGAAAGCTTCAGGAGAGGTTCCTACAGAGCTGCAGAGGGATGCATATTCGAAGAGTGGCTTGGCCTGATCAATGGTCGACAAGGAACTCAGTGGAAGGTCCTCGATGATGTATTCAATCTCCGTTAGTACTTCTGGAAGTTCTTCATCTCCTGTCAGAGTTGTCCATGAGTCCATGCTAGGCATCGTTCCAGGTACGACGATATCTGCATATGTCGCTTCTCGGCAAATCTCTCTCAAAGAGTCAGAGACCATATGGAATTTGTGTTGGATTATGGCTTCAACATATTCGAATCCAAGTATCATGAGTCGGATTTGGAGTTCTGGATTTACAAGAATATAGGAAAGCTTCGCAAGACCAACTGCTTGAAACTCATCTATGCATGAATTGACATCAACGAAAATTTCTCCGTTTGATCTCGCAGTTTTGAAATGATAGGTCAATATATATTCCTGGATCAGTGAACTTGCCAGATTCGATCTGTGATTTTCAAAAGTGTTGAGAATCGCTTGGTACTGAGAGAGTCGGATGTTCAGCCGGGAAGAATGACGACGATTCTGAGCGATGGCGGAGTATTTCTGTACAAGTGATTGAAATTCCACATCCCCGGGAGATACTTCCAGCACGGCTGATAAACATTGAGTCTGTAACGATAAAAGCACCTTATCACTTTTGTCCACGGTCGTCATCCTATTCCTTTGCACCATCACTTCTCGCAATCGGAAAGAGATCTCTTCTTCATCAGTTCTAATCGGATCAGTCTTCCAGTTCTTGTCAATTCGATAGATCTTGTCAATTACGGGTTTCCAGATACCCTGTTCGATAACCTCGGAGCTGATGAGCATGTAATCCTTATCGAGATCTCTTGCATATCTTAGGATGATGTCATTCACGTAATTTCTTCCAACCTCCTCTGCAGTTTGAATCTCGTTCAGCTTAGGCATTAGCGCCCATTCATTCGAGTTCTCTTCATGCAGGTATGAATAAGAAAGATAACGGAATCTGGGAATTGATAGATCATGTTTCCTCAATTCGCTGTAGCATTTGAATGATTTCTTTACATGCCATGTTGTAGGTTTGGGAGCAACGAATTGAACATCTTTAATCCCGACCAGGTTCTTGAATCCATACCTCATGACCAATCGTCTCATCGAATCATATTTGTCACGCACTATAGCGGAGACAATGAGGCGCATACGAAGGTAGTCAAAATTGACGTTGCTGTCTACCAATGCCATGGCAGTGATAAGTGCTTGATTCAATTCACTCGTGTAATGGAGCGATCGATTCATTTCTGATCGGATATATGTTGCGGTGCTGAATCTTATGTTTGGAATTCTGTGCAGAATCTCACCCCCGGTTTCTGTTGGAGCAAAATGAAACAATTCCGAAAAATTTTGCTTCGTCAGCGTGGAAAGTGACAAGTTGCATGCTTTTAAGACATCAAGACTCGCCAAATACTCTCCGTCAGCACTGAGTAAGTTATGTTTCATGAGAAACCACTTTGTGACAGCGACCAGCTTGGCAGCGAGCAGTTCCTCCTTGTTCCCAAGCATACGGTCATTATCAAGAAGTTCGCCTTTATACAATGTCTCGTTTCCAACTTTCGGATCATCATAAACTCGAATGCCATTTCTATAATGAGTGGGAGCACATCGTCTGACAGTGACCATGCCAGCCTGCCTTTCGACTTCTGCAATTTTGTCATCATACAGCACTTCCTCTACTTCCACGAATGATATTTTCGGGAACATCGAGATTTTTCTTTGCAACAAGCATTCTATGATGTCAGATTTCTCGGTTAGCTCGAAGAAGTATGTTCTGGATGTAGAAGAACCTGCTCGGATGTTCTCGATAGATCTCGAACAGATGGAGTTCCTCAATCTGGTAATATCTCTTACTCTGGTAAGCAAACCAGAACTGGTCTCCACTTTGCTGATGAGGAGATCTATGAAATGAATGGATGTATTTTCATGATAGAACTGGACAATACGTGCATGAAAATTGGATCTAAATATGTTCACGAGCTGTGTTGCCAATCCTTCACGGTCATCCGAAAGAGCAAACATTTCCTTGACTTTGGAGTTCCTCGTCTGCTTCCTGACCATGCTTTTGATAGACTGTTGTACACTAGTCGTAGCTGCGCAGATTTTGTGATCTGAAGGCCAGGTATTTGTGACGACTCTTTCCTCCGCTGAATTCTTCGGATCATCCATGGATATGGATAATGTGGTTGAAAGATACCGTAAGAAATATGTGGGATCTGCAGAATATTTGTGAGTCCAGCTGTGAAGGTAATGGAGGGATTTCGATATACCAATGCTGTGACCTGACAACATCAAATTCAGGTGAAGTGCTGCTCCCAATCCGCCCAGAGATGCTGGCAGATAAGTCCAGAAGAACAGCATGTCTTGAAGAAATGTATCGTAAACTTGGAGATACAATACTCGATCCGGGCTATCTACAAGTCTGGATTTAGCGATGCTTATTCCGTAGATATCTACCAGGACTGATTTCAAAAGGCCGTCATTCATGTGCTTCGGATTCCTCTTCAGATAACTCGCTATATCATTCTTTGCTGCTTCGTAGAGATGAGGATGCTCAGCTAGATCCAACTCTGATTTGTCATCCTTCGAGTAGTACAATATATTCGAGAGTCCAACGGGCAATTCAGCAGGTGAGATCATGCTATTTTCATGAACCCGAGACAGTATCATCTGCGGCATTCTGCAGAGGAGAAGTCCCAACTTGTAGTTTTTGAGATAACAGCAAGCTTCATGATGATTGCTCAATTCCATCGCAGAAGATGCAGATGAACAAATTCCTGCGACTTCCAATTCATCTGAAATTATGATTGGATTGTTCCCAGCACTGACCGAGATTAGCCGCTTCAGGGTGGAGTCCGCTCTGAGCCCGTCAGCATAATGTTGTCTCAACATGGTGATTCTGTGCTTTGATAGTGTTGTTTGAGAGTACTTAACAGTCATCCCGAATTTACTACAGTGTTTCATGATTTTGGAGAAAACAGATTGGACCATGGGCTCGGATGCTTGTTTGATTTGGACCACTGCATTTACGTCATCTGAGTAAACCATAATTGTTTTGACCTCAATGTCAGTCATGATCCTGAGCAACTTCATCATGAGAGTAGTATGGAGTGTCCAGAATGGATTCAACCACCCTTCGATTCCGCCGAGCTGCCCATGGGATTCAGTGACATCGTCCAGATACTCATCATAATGATACACTGTAAGCTGTGAGAAATAATGACTCAGATCCCCCCAACCGTCATACCCAAAGAGATTCCCCAGAAATTCTGCCAACTCGTGTGTGTTGTCGTATTGCATCGACTGGTTGTGTCCTTCAATGTCAAGCAGTAGAGAATAGTTATCTTTCTGTGACAATTCTCTTGATGCTTCATGAATGAGGGCCTTTCTTTTCTTGTCGGTAGGTGTCATGAGTTGCTCATCGAAATATCCCAGTGCCTTCTTCATCCTGGCTGCTATGAGACTCAGGGAATGCTTATTACTAAGCTCTCCGTTCGCGAATAGTCTCGCTGCATGCTTCTGTTCCCTCTCTTTCTCTATGAGCCTGGCGGGATCTTTCATATCAACGGGTACATCCTTCTGCGTTGTTCTCCTAACCATCGGGACAGCTGGTACAATTCTTCGGGATGAGAAGAAGTCCTTGAGATTGTATGATTCCCTCTCAATGACTTGTAAGAGTTCCTTCCTACTATCACCGGGACCGAATGAGATCTTAGACTTGAGGGCACCTTTGTCTTTTGCAAATTCGAGAGGATCATCGGTCATTGTATTGTCCATACAGTCAAATATTTTCATGTCGTCCCACCAGCTCATCGGTAGAGATTCTATCCTTGCAAAATCGGATCCCTGACTATATGCTTCCAGCATCTTCACTTTTTCCGGCGGACCTACGATTTGAGGAATCATCTTGTGCTTCTTCTTATATGACATGAAGAATTGAGACTTCGCCAACCGTGTTATATTCTTTACAGCATTTTCTTCCATGGGTCTTCGCGTGTGAACTCGTTTGAGGAATTTCTCCACTCCTTCTTTCGCATTGACTTCTGCATAGAAGATCAACTTGTGCAATGCAGATACCTCCTGGAGGTGTGTTCTCGTCAACTTCTTACCCTTGGCAATGAACCGACAGAAGTACGATTTCGGAGGATACATCAAATTCTGGTTCTTCAGGAGAGCAATCGGCAATCCGAAATCATACTCAACATCTGAGATCCGTTTATCTAATATCCACAACTCATCCACTGCTTCCAGGATAGGTTTCCAATTCATGGCATGGGATTCGTCATAATCTGACATGTTCAGAAGGAATCCTTCTAGTGTTTTCATGAAATCAACCTGGTCACGATGATGACCTTCCTGTTCCGAGAATTGAATCATGAGTTCGAACATCTCACTTGCCCAGGCATATTCCTCACAATTTTTCAACACATCCAGGTTGTTTAGAATGTCTGCGATTGTGAATATGTAATCGAGATACGATGTAGGACCACAGAACCAGTAATTCAAAGCTTCATGGTACATTCTGAAATGGCCACCACAGGAAATTATACAGAAATTGTGATCTCTTCTTGATGATTTGTACAGATATACACCATTGTCGAACATCACATATGCTGCGTCATCGGTGTTCATGGGAATGAGCTCGTCTCGGTATTTCGGGAAGGTTGCCTCTTTAGCTATATGCACTCGCAATCGCTGAATCATGATGATGAAGGATGTATATTTTGATATATTCGAAGATCCAACGCTGAACGGCACTTCAGCCTGTGCACAGATATTCAAATCATGCGTCGTTGCTCTCTTTGCGAAAGATAGGGTTGCAAGGTTGATCAGATCTTCTCTGTGAGAATAAGATTGCCTTCCGAATCTTTTCAGAGAGTCCATGTCAAATTCGAGTTTTGCTTCTGGAAGTCTGCCAGATTCCACCCCGGTCTTGAATACGGTTCTGAGAGCCTCCATTTGCGAATAATGATGACCATGAATCTTATCCTTTTGCACACTCAGATTGCCTGAAGCCAGATCACGCAGTTCTTGCGGATATGGAATCAGAGGGCTTGCAAGTCTAGCAGGCATTCTTACGTCAGTCGGCTTTGTTTTGAAAAGGTCTTTCTTTTTGTATTTCTGATGTTCATTTTTGATTTCAGGGAGTTTGTATTCAATCGATGCATCTTCCAATGTGGCAGCAGTTATGTGTTCTTCCAACTGAGTGGGGATGTGCGATCTATAAGCAGATGATTTCAATCTGTCATAGTATGCCATCCTTTCACTGCCCCATACGCAGAGTCTTGAAATTATCTCTTTCTATCGATATTTCAGTTGCAGAGTGGGTTTTTTTGTTGGAATGCCAACTCCTGTATTCGGGCAATTTCAATATGGACTTTTCTCGCATCACCAGAGATTTCCTGCTTGCACTATGCCATCTTCATGCTTTGACATGACTGCTTCCATTACTCTTTTGTATCTCGCATTATCCCCAGTAACCATCAGTTGATCGACAGAGCACCACATGGAGAAAATGCACGTCATGAATGCATGAAGTTGATCGAAATTAGCTAATCCCATAGCTGGCTCCATTCTGATCCATTCAAGAATGATTCCTGTTGAATTCCTCCTGAATTTATCCAGGTTTGATATACTCCGAATTTCAAAACCAGCTGTCCCCACAATGAAGAAGGCAGTTCTGGTCGGCCCTGCAGTACCTTCGTAATCAATCTGATACTTCTGGAGCTGTTGCAATGAGTTTTGGAGTATATCCCACCATTCTTTGTCATCGCAATCCCGTCTTTCCATTTTGGAAAGCTCATTCGCAATCTCGAGCGTTATCCTTGTCTGCAGTTTCCTCACATTTTCTTGGACACGCCCCTGGGATTCTTTCAAAAGCGAAGCACAGTCTCTGTCGGACAGTGAGGACTCGAGTCCGGGGAGAACAGACAGTGCATTATCCATTAGTCAGTGACCCGGGGTTTTTGACAGTATTGATTCGAGTTCTTTTTAATATTTAT